TCTAATTCTTCCCTTAAACAATCCCACATTTCAGAAGCTTTATTATAGTAATTTTCTTTTTCTATTGCGCTTGAACCATTCTGAATCGGAATTATTTCATAGCCTAATCCTTCTTGATATACAACCTCTCTAAGTCTGTCAGTAACCCCAGCCCCTAAACCATCATCATCTATTTTAATCTTAACTCTATTAACTTGAGGATGATTATTTTTAAAATTCGTTACTGTCCTTAATATATTACCTGCTGTTTCCATTGTACTTTTCTTAGAGTAGGTTATTAAATCATATACTTTTCCGCCTATTCGTGGTGCTATAGTAGTTTCATCATCACCATATCTAGCTATATCAGCACCTATATGTAGAGTAAAATCATTACTAATATCAACGTCTTTCATTGTGCTTGTCTCTACTGCTTCAAGCGATATAAGTGAGTCTGATTCTCCTTTTGGAAATTCTCCTAGTACCCTAACTCTCCAAGGATCAGAATCCTCTTGATACTTACGTCTTAACATTTCAATGTTATCTTTTGAAGTTCTTGGACTATCCATAGATGATACTTTAAAAGTTTTATATAAATCTCTATCACTATTATGACTATCATAGAAAGTACCTGATGTACGTGTTGGGTTACCACACATAAGAAGCTTGTTTTCTGCTCCAGATAGAGTACCAAGTATTGCTTCCATAATAGGATCTGCTACTCCTGAAGCTTCATCAACTAAAAACAACATATAATCCTCATGGAATCCTTGCATATTCTCAGGCCTTGTTGCCGTCTTAGCTGTTGCCCACCAACGTTCGCTATAGCCTTTCATGTATATCTTTGTCTTGGTCCATTCAAGCATACGATCAACCTTAGAACTGACTAACCACTTGGCAACCTCTGCCCACAGTACATCATATAACTGTTGTCTAGTAGGTGCAGTAGCTATTACCTTTGGAAATGGTCTTGTAAGTAAATACCATATTAGTACTACACTTTCTAGCCCCGTCTTTCCTACTCCTTGACCGGACCTAACGCTTACTTTTGGATCACTAGCTATAGCCATTAGAACATCACTTTGCCATTTATCAGCATGAAATCCTAGCATGTCTTCAGCAAACCAAACTGGATTATCCCAATAGTTATCCATTAGCATTACTAGTGAATTATCCATTTAGTTTACCTCTCTTTTCTGCTATAGATTTTATTGCGTCTATCCAATCCTCATTAGAATTATCTTTATTATCGCCTTTGATGTTTTCTATCTCTAGTTTTAACTTATCTATTCTAGCCTTTTGCTCTTCAGTTACCATCTTCCAATTCTTATTAATCATTTCATCGTACTGTTTAATAGCACTTCTAAGCTCACTCATAGCTCTACTTTGTGCATTTAAAAAGTTCGCCTGTCTATCCCAAGCGAACTGATACTCCCACTCTCTTTTGTCTCCAAAGTCTGTACTTTCTTCTTTTTTTAATACTTTTATAATTTCATCTTTATTTTCTACAAACATAATCTTTTGAGCTCTTATAATAGCAGCATATTGTATTGTTATTTGTTCCCAGAGTATATCTAGCCTATCTTTAGTTTCTATCTCTTTTGCAATCTCTAGAGTTTCATCTGGCAGATACTTAGAAAAGAAACCAAACTTCTCAGCGTTCTTATTCTCTTTTGGAGCCCCTGCTTTTCCTTTTGGAGTACTCCGTTGATTGTTTTGGAGTACTCCGTTCAACCTATCATTCCATTTATCTTTAACCTTCCAAGCAGAGATTGTTTTCTCTGGAGTATCAAGTTTATTAGCTATCTCTCTAAGAGTTATATCACCGTTATTATCTTTATATAATTCATATGCTTTATCTCTGTTAGGGCTTCTTTGTCTTGCCATATCACCACCTCGAATTACTTTATTGTATTAAAATAAAAAAAGAACTTTTAATCCAAGTTCTTTTTTTATCTATTTATAAAATTTTACCTATAAACTTTCCTTTGAAGCCGCACTTATTACATTTTACTTTTCCACCATCAATTATTTCTGATTCGGTTTGTTTTTCACATACAGGACAATTAATATCAACTATTTCTCCTTTATGGAATTGCGATAAGTACTCTTCGGGATTCTCCTCTAAAGTGTCGGCCATATTTTCTATCTGTTTAGCTAAATCCTCAAGCCCACTTATATCAAATTCTATACTCATATAATTCACCTCCTAATATTAAATTACCCGATTTATTTAATATAATCAATTTACATATATTTAAAAGATATTATTCTACTTTATCCGAGGAATTCCTTCTATTTTCTCTAAATTATTTATTACTTTAGGACTCTTAGGAATCTTCCTCATATCCTTATTTATCTCTCTTAACTCCTTATTAGGTAAATCAGTAGCTCCAATAAGTCCTGCATCAACCCAAACTTTTTTTTATTCATTATCCTCTCCTTTATTACACTAAAAAAGAACCTTTTTATCGCAAGGTTCTTTAAAATTTTTATTTTTTTATAAACATTGATGTTACTGCTATTCAATAAATGATATATAGTGACAGCAATTGTTTGGAATAGATTGACTAAAGATTGACTAATTTGGTTAATTTTTGTAATCTATATATATAAGCTAATTTAATATTTAATAATTTAAAGTAAGGGACGTGTTAAATGAAAAAAGAAATTGGTAAAATAACAAAAGAAGTTGTAAGCTTACTAGGTTTAAGCTTATCAGATATACATAAGCCTATTTATTTAGGTGATTCAAACATTAGACATATTATAAAAAAGCACCCTGATGATTATGTACAATTCAAAGATCGTATACAGGAGATTCTAAAGAGCCCTACTTACATTGGAAAACATCCTAAAGAAGAAAACTCTATACAATATATTAAGACCTTTGATAACAACAATAAGATAGTTTTGTGTGCAGTAAGAGGAACAGATAATAGCGTATATTATCTGAGATCATTATATTGTATTAATGCAAATAAACTGAATAGATATATAGAAAGTGGAACCACGATAAAAATAAAAAGAGCCTTAGACTTTCCTAAGACTCAAATTAGTTAAATTGATTGTGGCAGGTGACAATCTGCATCTCCAAACTAGGGTGGCGGCTGCCTGTTCCGCCCTCAGCAAACAATTTAACTTATTTTTATTATATACATATTTTATTCTTCTTATGCCTAATCAACATTACTTAGTAGTTAAATACAACAATTGTTGACTAACTACTAAATAAAGTATATAACAACAAGTTCTAAACATCAATAGAAATTTATCTTGAATTTTTATAAAAATACTATAAAATAAGTGTAAAAATGCTATAAATATTGAAATTTAGCTTATAAAAATTGATTACGTTAATTTTGTTTTATGTATAATGAGTTAAGGTCATGCCCTTAGTTTACCCAGTGTTACTTGGCTAGACGTCCCTTTAAAACTAAGACTAGCCAGTTATTAAATTTTTACTGTTGGTTATTTTTCCACAAAACAATTATCTCATGTAATTGTGAAAAACAAGCAATCCCCTTAGACTTAGATTAAATCTAGATATAAGGGGATTGCTTCATTTTAGCTAATGAATACATATTACAATTGTTGGGCGAAGTCTATGAGTTGCACATAGATTAATACTACACTTCACACGTTAGGGCGAGGTTACCAGTCTCACCCACTATATATATTAATTAAGGAGGTGCAAGTCGCAGGAATCGAACCTGCGGGATCCACTACTTGCATGTTGGGGCAGGTTACCAAGCCCGCCCGATTAACTAGAGTTTGAGTTTGTTGTATGAGACAAACCTCATTTCTAGCGTACAAAATAAACATATTATAGATAAAGATTTATTGCGTTATTTTTGAACTAATCAAGGTCATGCCCTCGACTTGTCCATGTTGTTGGCTAGGTAAGTTCCCTTTAACTAAGCCTAGCCAGCTATTAAATTGTTAGTAGTGGAATATTTTTCCACAATACAATTATCTCATGAATTTATTATTAAAACAGGCAATAAAAATGCATTTTAAAACAATATCATTAATCAATTATTAAAGATTTCTTTTTTCTGAATAAATACAATATCATTGCAAATATTAAACATAACAACCAAAAAAGAAAGAAGGTAAATTATGTTTAAACACGAAAAGAAACTTTTACAAGAGGTTAGAATTGAAAGACCTAATCCTCAATATGCTGCATTACTTCAAGAACAATTAGGTGGAGGTAATGGTGAGTTAAAAGCTGCAATGCAATATATTTCACAAAGTTTTAGAATCAAGGACCCTGAAATAAAAGATTTATTTTTAGATATCGCAGCTGAAGAATTAAGCCATATGGAAATGGTAGGAACAATGATTAATATGCTTAATGGTCATGATGTAGACTATGAATCAGTTGGATCGGGGGAAATACAGTCACATGTGTTACTTGGATTAAATCCTGGTTTAATTAATGCATCTGGTTATTCTTGGACTGCTGATTATGTAACAGTTACAGGTGATTTATGTGCTGATTTACTATCAAATATAGCATCAGAACAAAGAGCAAAAGTAGTGTATGAATATCTATACAGACAAATAGATGATAAATTTGTAAAAGAAACAATAGACTTCTTGTTAAATAGAGAAGAAGCTCATAATGCTATGTTTAGAGAAGCATTCAATAAAGTTAGTAATTCGGGTTCAAATCAAAGTTTCGGTGTAACAGAAGATTCAAAATTATACTTTGACCTTTCTAGTCCATCACCTGGACAAAACTTTAATGTTGATGCTAAACCACCAAAATTCCAATAAAGTATTATACAATAGAAGGTCAGAAATGGCCTTCTATTGCTTATTGCTTATTAATATTTATTAAATCAAATAAATTAGGCTCATCCTCTTTGAAAACTTTACTTCCAAATAATTTTATGGCTATGCTTTTTACCGCTTCGCTTCTCTTGTATTTCAATGATCTTTCACTATAAGTAGTATTCCTGGTCTTATCAATTATTTCATCCCAACTTAAATCTTCTATGTACTTGTACTCTATTATTTCTCTATGAATTGGACTTAAATTATTAATAGCTCTGTCAATCTTAGTTATAAGACTGCTTTCCTCTTCAATTTCATTTTCCAGTTCCTCTATCTTGCTTAAAGTCCTAATAACCTCTTCTTCAACTTCTTTAGATATATTATTGGTTGGAGACAACTTTGCTTTGTCATATGTGATTGCTTTAGCAGTGTAATCACACTTTATTTTATCTTTCAGCCTTTTCAGTTCGTCTAAATGTAAGCATAGTTCTCTATATCCTTTTAGCAAATCAACTGTAAATTCAATACAATCTTTTTCTAAATCAATAGCCATAACATCACCCCTATATATCTATAAATCTTCTATTACAACTTCTACTCTTGGTTCATCACTATAATATTTACTGGCATGTAACTCGCATATGTATCTATCATCTTTAAAGGCTTTACCGTTCAATCCATCTAATACAGCCTTAATCATATTGTCTATATCTTTCTTTGTAGGTCTTAAGTAACTCGGCTTTTTAGGTTTCTTAGAGTAGATATCAATACTTACTTTAATTAATCCTTCGAAATAGTGTCTCTTACCATACAAATACTTGATTGATTGTTCAAAATACCTTGTTTTACCTGTCGTCCGAGCATGTCCATTATAAAATCTTGGTCTATCCTTGCTAACACACTCTCCTGGTATTGTAAATTCTACTTTCAAATTAACCCTAATCCTCCTCCATAATTATTAAATCCTCTGCTTTTAGATCAAGTGCTTTAGCCATTTTATAGATAGTTTCTTGTCTTGATGTAGAACCTCTTTTAACAACTCTAGATACTGTGACTTTTCCTAAACCACTCTTATCAGCGAGCTTATTCATTGAATATCCTTTGTTTAGCATTGCTAGTTTTAATGATGCTTTCAAATCTAAATCATAGTTCATATTACTTACCTCCCACATCGTCATCAGTAATATTATTCAGCCCTAATTTATTTCTGAGATAATTAATATCCCTTTCAAGTCTTTTAATTTTTAATACCATTTCATTGTATTTTTTATAAAACTTTTCTATCTTCCTTGATTCAACGTAACGCCCAAGTAAGAATGCCGCAATTAACGTCCCTATCGCCACTAGGACAATTATTATAACAATTGCTATATCATTAATCATATTCACCCTCCAAATCTCTCTCAGCCTTAATTATGGCATCTAAAGTTTCATATCCTTTATTCATCCAGTTACCCGCTCTATTTATAAGAGCTTGTACATCTTCTAGCTCTACTATCATGTAATCACCTCAAGCTCTTATTTTTCCGCTAGTCATAAACAAATACGTATTATTAAACAAACTTCCATTACTTACATAGCTGCCAACACGACAAAGTGTAATACCTATATCCTCAGATATTTCTTTATAACTTCTATACTGTTTAAGCTCTCCTGTCGCTATATTCTCAACATATAAGAACCTCTTTTTCAAAATGCTGTTAAATATATACTCTTTCATATCTTTTAAATTCTTGTACTTTGTAGGCTCTGCATTGAAATTAAAATCTATATACTCTTTTGTAATTCT